ACATCCCCACGTTCATATTGATAACCTTCTCTATGTTCTTTAGCATAATTTACACCTTTTATTCCTTGTTCCGTACCTTTTAGGCTATTAACAAGTTTTCCTGTCATAAAAAGTGGTTTATTTTGATTAATACCAATAGATTTTCTGTAATTTCTTTGAAAACCAGATAATCGTGGTTTAACATTTCCTGATTTTATGAATTTTTTAGATAATTGTACTGTTTTAGGTGCAACCTCTTTATTTAAAGTTTTAGATAATTTCTTTTTTTCTAATTCTTTAAGAGCTTTCTTAAAATCAATATTATACTTGACTGTTATCATCTTGAGGCTCTATTAGTGCTTGGTTTGCAGTTAGTTTGGCATTTGCTTCTTCTATAGTTAAGTCTTTATTGTATTCAACCATTAGTTCGGCTTTGCTCATCAATCCTAGTGATAGTCTATGATTGTCCAAAGCTATTTGGTCTTGTACTGTCATTGGATAATCAGGCTCATTAAAATCTAATTTTAATGTATCTGGCATACTAATGTTTAATACACTAGCTATTTTACGTTCAATTTGATACATTTCGTGTTCATATCGTTTCCAAAGCTCTAAATCGTCTTGATAATCTTCAAAACTTTCTAAATCTTTAATTTTTAAGGCTATACCACTAGGAGTTTCGCCACCATCTTGTGCAAACTGTACAGATAAATGGTTATTTTGTGCTACAAGCTCCATTTGGAACTTAACATTTTCAATAACCTTGTTAATATCACCTGATGGCGATTTTATATCATAATTTGCACCATCTGGCAGTTCTAATATAACATCTGAACCAAATCTTTGTCTATTTCCTAAATCTGCACCTGATACTACAGGTTGCCCAAACATTTGAAACCTTAATCCTAGTTGCATTTCTGTCATTGTAATATTTATGTGTTCGTTAGCGTTCATTATGTCATTTGCACCTTCTACATAAAAAGAGTCACATTGATGCTCTCTGTGTGTAAATGCAAATGGTAAAACACCATAACCATGTTCTTTTTGTTCTAAAATATTACCTTCTTCATCGAATATAACATATTCTATATCATTCCAATGTATATATTGTAATTTATCTGAATTACTAGAATCATCTACATAATTCATTAAAGGATAAGATATTGCAACAGGCTTAAATGGGTCGTCAGCAAAAAAAGGATGAAAATAATATATTGGTTGATAGTCAAAGTAAGGCATTTCTCCATCAACATACATAATTCTAGTAGCTATTGTTCCAATTAAACGTGTCATTCTTTCTATATGTTTCATTTTTGAATCTTTTAAAACAGAAAAACTATTATATTTTTCATTAACATTTCTACTAGCACCAATAGTATATACTCTTGACATTTTATTTATAAATTTTTTGGTAATATTTGCCTCATAAGGAGGAACTTCTCTAAATGCTTCTAAATCAAACTTGGAAGCTATATAATTTGCAGTATCATTACCATTGTAATAATCTAATAATTTATTAACATAATTTTCTCTTTGTTTGTAATTATAGACTTTTAATTCTTTTAAACTTTCTTGTATTATATCTGTTTCTTCGTATATCATCTGTTCCTTACCTTTATTTGTCTGTTTTTAATTGGAAAATGGTTAATAAAAAAATATCTTAATTGGTCACATCCGTGGTCGTGGTATCCGTCTTTTAATGGTTCTTGTTTTAACGGCTTACTATCTTGAGCCTCTGGATACCTGTAACTTTCTAAATCTTCTGCCATACCTATACAGTTGTTGTTTAGGTGTAGGTATCTTTCGCCATTGGCGTTTTCTACAAAACTTCTAACGTGATTAACACCTGCTGTTATGCTTCTTGATGCTTTATCTGTTATTGTGTTTACTGCTATACCCATTTTTCTAAAAATTTCTATATCTCCTACGCCTGACTGTCCTTGTGCTTGTAACCCTGCTGGGTCACCATAATATCTCATAACATTATATTTTTTACTTCTAATTCTTTGTGCTAATTCGTCTGTCTTAATGTTTGTTTCGTGTATTATCTCGTCTATCATATTTATATGCCATTCACCATTTACTCTGTAGGTTTGATACCATCCCACAGAAGGCATCCTGTACCCAAAATCAATACTACAAAAAGTAGGAAGATGTGGGTTATAAGGATAGTAGCCGACATCAATATTCCTATCAAAAGGATAAACCCTACCTTCAAACGATGTAAATTGCGCTCCATACTCTTGGTCATATAGCTCTTTAGCCATATTACGCTTTCTTTCAATAAGAAACCTGTCGTCTTGACCTTCAGGAAAAGCAAAACCATTATCCCAAGATGGAGCTTGGTGAGATTCCCAAAGTTCATCACTTTTTCCCAATAAGAATAAATCATATAACCAATTAAACCCTTCTGGCGTTGAAATAAATACAGCTTTACCTTTTCTATCAGATAATGTGGGAGATAAATACATATCCCAAATTCTAGGTCTAACTTTAGCTGCTTCATCTATTATTAACAAGTCTAACCCCTCACCTACAAGTGAATCAGGATTGTCTGCCGATTTAGCTTCTACAGTAGTCCCCCACTTGAATTTGATATATCTTTCTTTTTCGGAAGCCTTAATAATGTCATTCTGATGTCCTTTTACCATCTTATCCCATACTTCTCTGAACATCAAGTCGGCTTTATCATACGAAAGACCTACGAGCCATATACGTTGATTAGGCTGGGAGGCGTAAAAGGTCGCTTCCATAGCACTCGCAGTCGTCTTTCCAAAACGCCTCCCACACACCATAACAAAAAACCTTGCAGATTCTTTGGTAGGAAAGTGCAACTTTCTCTGACCTTCGTGTGGTTCATATCCTAAAAAATCGAACCATTTTTGTTTGTAATCATTTAAAACTTGCATAAGTCTACCTTTCTAATTTAACTTACGAAGTAGGAGAAATGCAAGATATAGTATTTTGCATTAACAAATACACAACATATAGGAGGGCAGTATGTCCGAAGAAAATCAAGTATCAAACGAAACAGTAGTGGAACAGGATACAGAGAATGTTACTCAAGATAACGCTCAGAATGAGTACATAGCAGAAAGCAAAAAGTATAGAAGAAGAGCACAAGACGCTGAATCACAATTAAGCGAACTACAAAAACAAATAGAAGCTCAAGAAAACAAAAAACTTGAAGATGACAAACAATTCCAAGAATTGGCTAATAAATATAAATCTGAAAGAGATGAGTTTTCACCTTATAAAGAAAAATACGAAAGTATGGTTGAGCAAAGAAGAAACTCTTTGTTAAGTAGATTGCCAGAAGATCAGCACGATAAATTTAAAAATAAAGATATAGACGTTTTAGAGTTTATGGTTGACCAACTAAAAACTAAAGCTCCAGAACCTTCTGCTAGAAATCTAGTAGGCACTAAAGGAACTGAATTTGGTGGGTATGAATCTATTGAGGAATATGCTGTCAAAGACCCTAAAGGTGCTGAAAAATATCTTCGTGAGAATGTTAAGGGTTTTAGTTTTGGTAGGAAAAACCGTTAAAATTAAGGAGAAAAAATGGCTCAAAGTAATGTAGTAAGTGATGTTGGAGTTAGTGCTGGTGGTTTAGGTACAGCCATAGCTTCAGCTATCGTTCAATTTAATAAAGCAAATGTTACTCAAAATTGTATAACAATGTCTGCTGCTCCACAAGGAACAAGCACAGTTAAATTTCCAATTTATACAAAACACGATGTAACACACGCTGACTATGGTGTAAAAAATATGGCTTCAGGTGCTGAAGAAACTGATGCTAACTTAACAAGTATTGAAACAACTGCTGTTTCAACAGAAGTGTTAAGAAACGCTATCAGAGCAGAAATTACAGATTTAGCTGCTCACGGTAACGCTGACGCTTTACTTGTTAATGCTGGTAGACAGCTTGGTAATGATATAGCAAAAGAGTTTGACGTTAATGTATGTGCTTTATTTGATGGTTTTGCTACATCTAAAGGTACTGATGATGGTTTAAGATTTTTAGACCTTATGGACGCTGTTGCTTCTTTAGAAGCTAACGATGCTCCAAGACCTTATCACGGTATATTCCACCCACAACAAATTTATGGTTCTTTCGGACTATCAAATGAGTTTGGAATTACAAGTGTAGCTTCAAGTAATGGTGCATTTAATGGTGCTCAAGGTACATCTGTTGGTGAACAGTTTATGGGTGCTGGATTTGTTACATCTATTGCTGGAATTAACATTTACACATCTACATCAGTTCCTGATGGTTCAACTGGAAGAAAAAAAGGTGCAGTTATGGCTGAAACAGCTATTGGTTGTGGTTATATTGATTTCGGTGGTGGCAACTTTATGCAAATGGTACAAGAAAGAGAAGAAGTTCAAGCTAAAACAGTATTAGTAGCTAACGGTTACTATGCAGTTGCAGAACTTGTAGACCTTCACGGTGTTGAAATGCATACAGAAATATCATAATTGATATAGTATCTTAATATACAGGAGGGCGTAAAAACCCTCCTGTTACACATTATGAAAAATAAAAAAGACATAGGCAATTTAAATAATAAAGAATTTGGATGTGAACTAGATCCTACCAATAAGTTAAAACTTGTTGAAGATGGTGATAAAGGACAGAAAGCATATTACAATGGTAAAGAAATGAAATATATGGATTATATGCAAGAAGTCACTAATAGAGTAGAAAGAAATAAAAAAGGCAAAGGTGCTGATAATGTTGGTATTTTTGGTGGTGTAAGTTTTGACGATAATGGTAACATAATTAAATCTTAAATGGAGAACAAAATGGCAGAAGATAAAAAAGAAAAAAAAGTAGTTAAAAAAGAAGTTGAAGCTACTCAAGTTAAAGTTACTAAACCTAATGGTAAAGTTATATACAGAGAAAATTTAAAAGGTATGGCTGAAGGTTATAAAGCTAAAGGCTGGAAAGTTGAGGAAGTATAATGAGAAGTGGCAAAAGTGATTATAAAGTTATCAGAGTTACACCTACACTTGATACAAACGAATATGATAGTGGTGATGTATTATTTCATTCTCTTGAAATACCAAATGCAGTTATAGGACTTGGTGGTTGTTCAAAATTAATTGCTATGTTCATAGTTAGCCAAGCAACAACAGATGTAGATATGGAATTTTATTTTAGTGAAAATACTTTAGTTCTTGGAACGCAAAATGCAACTGCTGACGTAGCTGATGGCACATTAGAAGCAGGTAATATTATAGCATCTGTAACTTCAGATGTTTCCGTAGGTAAAACAGCAGGTTTAGATACTGCTAAAATTTTTAGAGTTTGTGATGCAGGTAATGGTGCTTCTAATTTTAATGCAAATCCTATTTTATTACAAGCAGCAGATAATTCTACAAGTGTATATCTTGGAGGAGTATGTTTTGATACTGTTACTTATGCAGCAGATGATTTAGATTTAATACTACATTTAGAAAGATAATGTCTGAATTACAAAATGGTAAAGGCGATTCTTATAGAATCCCT